AATGACGCGCCGAAGTCCGGCATTACTCGACCCGCCAGGCGGCAACAGCATCTGCCATCGAAACGGCAACGATCTCGCTCAGCCCAGGGCCGATCGCCGTCGTGCCGTTGCAGATCCCAAACGCCGACCGGCCTTGAACGACCAGCAGAACCACATCACCCGGTCGCGCGAACGCTGTCGGGATCGGATCACCCAGCGACTTCGTCGCCATCGCCTGAAGCCCGCCGCCCGACTTAACGGCGCGCGCGGCACCGATCGACGTGCTATGCCCGCGATGCTCTTCCGCGTAGTCGGCGCCCGTCATCGCAAGCACCGCGTCGGCCGCGAACAACGCGCAGTCGTTCGAGCCCCACACGAAGGGCGCACCCATCCGCTCCGACACGAACGCTTCGAGCCGGATCTGCCAGTCGGGATGTCGCATCTACTGGGGGGCCATGTCCGGCCAGTACCGGTTGCTTTTGCTGCGATTCAACGTCTTGGGAATAACGCGAAGGTTGTCGATGACATGAAGGCCGCAGACCGATTCACTGACGAGCGGCACGATGTGGTCCACCTCCCAAGGCATGCCGGTCACACGGGAGCGGAGCGCCGCCAGTCGGTAAGCCTCTTCGATGAAAAACACTTCGGCCCATGCCGGTGTTGCCAATAGCTTCGCCGCCCTACGTTTCGCAGCATAGGTCGCGCCACGCTCCGGGTTGGTCGCAGACCAAGCGCGCTTCTGCTCAAGACGGACCGTATGGTTGGCATAGTGGTGCCCCTTACAAATCGCAAGAAGCCGTTCGCGATTTGCGCTGTAGTAAGCCCGCCGGTACGCATCATCACGCTCGCGATTTTTCTCCCGGGTGCGGTCCCTTGACGCCCTCTTAGCCGCCGCGGTGCGCTCCGGATGCGCGCGCGCGTACGCGGTCGAGTAAGCAATAAGCTGCTCACGCTTGGCCTCATACCGCTTTGCCGAGCGCGCTTTGATCTTTTCTTTGTTGGCTTCGTAGTAAGCCTTCCGCCTTATCTGCGCGGCGGTCAGTTCACAAGGCGCGGTCATTGATAAAACCACTCTCTCTTGGGCCAAATAATTGGCTTATTGGTCTGGTCGATCACGTACTCGAAAGCGCGGTCCGCAGGGTCGATCGACTTCTGGTCGGCATCCGAGTAGGTCAGCGGGGTGCCGCGCAGCAGCGCCACCGCCTTGCTTTCGGCGGTCACGCTGATCGATGCCCGCGTACCGTCTTCGGTGATGCTCATGGTGTCGCACGAGCCGATCCATTCGACCGGGGCGTCGATGACCGCCAGCGGCTCCCCGCTCAAGATCGCCGTACGCAGCACCACCGGCGAACCCTGAACCTCGTTGGCCTCGTCCAGCGCGAGCGATATGAACGCGCTCGGCCCGCCGTTGAGTTCAAACTGCACGCCTTGGATCTCGCCCGGCTGGTCATGGATTGCCACGATCGACCCGAGCCCGCCGGCACCCTTGTAGGTGATGCCGAGCCAGTCGAGATCGAAGCTGCTAGTGTTCACCGCAATCTGCCCACTCGGGAAGATGATGAGAACAAGCTGCGCGAGCGCCGGCCCATTCGCCAGTGCGGTTTGCAATGCGGTCGAAGTCGCCTTCACAGAATCGCCTCACCAAACTCAAGCGACACGCCTTCGGCATAGCCTGGCATGTAGCGAACGCCCGGATTCATGAGCAAGCGAAACTGTGCGGTCGGCTTGTTCCACGTCACCGCCGCGCTGGCGCTCTGGGCTTTCCTGAGCCGATTCACCAGCGGGATCGTCAACGTCGTCCCAACGGCTGTTGCGTTTGCTGCGGCCATGAGCAACTGCCCGCCCAGACCAACCACGTCGCCCGCCAGAATTGTTGTCGCGGCCGGAACCGTGACCTGGATAGAAGATGCGAACTGTGCCGCCAGCGCGGCGAGCACCGGCGCGCCGCGCAAGGTGCCGCGAGGGACCGGGCGCACGAAGTGCCACAGCCCCACCGTGTTGTTGATCCCGCGAAAGCTGCCGAGAAACGCGTCGAGTGCGGCCGCGTCAGCATGTACGCGGATCGGCACGCTTACCGACGCGAGCCACCGATCACCGAGCATGTCGGTAGGCTGCTCGAACTGGCTAAACGGGTCTGCATACACCCGCTGGTTCACACTCATTTGCATCTGGAAAGTTTCCGGATACAAGGCTGGCGGCCACGCAAGTTGCGCCACGCTATTCGGTCCCGTACGCGCGGCTGCGCGCAACACTGCCTTGCATGCGGCGCTGGCTGCGCGTCACTGCATCTTCAACATCCTTCTTGCTGGCGACATCACCAATCACATAGGTGTTCTGGTACACGTCCCCGCCGCCGCCGATCTTGTCGTTCGGGATTACCGTGCCGCCCTGCGACCCCATGCGGAGAATCTCAGGGCCTTTCTCGCCGACGAGATACGTGCCCCCAGCGCGCGCGGGGCCGCCGGCCGCGAGATAATTGTCGATGCCGGCCTCGCCGAGCCTGCTCAAGGGAGCGCCGGGCGCCCCGCCCTTGCTGCCAAAGAAACCAGACAGCAGACCAAAAATTCCCCCGCCGGCTGAGCCACCGCCCGTAAGCGCCGCCTTCACCTGAATGCGGACCAGGTCGGCGATGATCGAATTCGCCAGCGACTTGAAGTCGCCTTTGCCGGTCATCACAAAGCTGGTGAGGGCATCTTCCAATCCGCCGAATGCGCGCGTGAACAACTCTTCGGTCTGGCGCGCGGCATTGCGAGCGCCGTCGACGTAGTTGGCATAGGCCTGACTGGCACCGTTCGTCCAGTCGCCCTGCTTGACACGCAGCTCGTCGTAGTACTCGGTGTTGAGGCGGAGTGACTCGGCCAGGCCGGCGCGGATCTGCTCGACGCCCTTCGCGTACTGGTCGGAGCCGAGCGTTCCCTGCTTCGACGTCTCGTCGTTCAACTGCGCCTGATAGCGCCGGTACTCGCGCAAGATCGACTTGGTCGAATTCAACTGCTCGAGCGCTTGGCTTCCCATGCCGAAGACGCTCAGCGTGCGGTCGTATTGCTCGGCCTGCCCTTCCAGCGAGCTTTCAATCGTACGGGCAATGCCCTCGACCTTGGCCTGCGTGTCAGCAAGCGCCTTCAGGTTCTTCACGTCCTGCTTCTCTTTGGCCTTCGCGAGCTCAACCTGTCGTGATGCCGCGACGTTGAGGTCTAGCTGCGCGGCGATCTGGTCCTTCGCGTTCAGCAGGCTCTTCTGGTCGGTCGTCAGAACCTTCTTCTCTTTCAGGTCCGAGATCAACTGCAGGAACTTCGCGCGGTCTTTCTCGGCGTCGGTGAGCTTGGTTACACCCTGCAGCTGCTCTTGCAGCGATGCCTCCTGCTCGCGCAGAGTCTGGAGCATCTTGGTGGCGGCGTCGTCGCGGAATTCCTTTGGCTTCGCTGGCTTCGCGTCCTTGTACCGCTCGTTGATCTTGCTGACGCGGGTGTTGTAATCATCCGCGGCCATGCCGACCAACTTCGCGTCCCGGTCGAGTTGCTCGATTTCCTCTTTGCGCTGATCGGCGCGAGAGCGAGAAGCCTTCTTCTGCTCGGTCAGGCGCTGAATGGCCGAAATTTTGGCCTGGTCGTTTTTGACGCGGTCGGCCTGGGCATTGGCTGCGGCGATCGCCATTTCGCCGTCCGCAATCATCGCGGAGACTTGGTTCCGCGCAGCATCGACGGCCGACTTGCCGGGCGCCCGTTGAAAGAACCCGGCGCCGCTCTGCTTCGCTTCAAGGTCGGCCAGTTGCTTCTGCGCCTTCGTGATGACATCGCCGATCGAGTCTTCGCGGCCAACATTGAGGATGCGATCCCATGCCCACTTCGCCGCGTCGCCGAGACTCACCCATGAGCGCTCGAACACCCCAAGGCTGGCCGCCACCGTCTTGGTGCGGTCCATGATGGCATTCGCATAGGTCTGCTGCGCGAGGGCGGCGGCTTCCTCCTTGCGCCCCTGCTCTTCCAGCGATGCGATCCGCTCATAGGTGGCGGCCGACAGGAAGTGCATCGATTCGTTGAGCTTGGCAGCGGCCTCCGCCGGCTTGTCGGCGAGGCTCACGAACTGCTCGGCCGTCTTCGCAACGGCTTGCCCCGTGGCGCGCTCCATCTCGATCGCTGCCCGCGCGAACGACTGCAGCGACGAACCGGCAATCTTGCCTGTAGCGGCGAGCTCGGCCAGCACTTCAGCCGCCTTGCCTTGCGTGCCGACGGTGGCGCTAATCGTACGGGCCATGTCTGACAGTTGACCCGCCGTCGTCCCGGCGTAGTTGCCGGTCAGCGTGATGGCTTTTTGGTAGGCCGAAGACTCTTTGGAGCCCACAACGAACGCGGCCCCTAGCGATACCGCAGCCGCCGCAGCCAGCGCGAACGGATTGATCAGTCCTGCCACGTACCCGCCAAGCGCACGCGCAGCCGGCCCGATGCCGCCGAACATGTCTTTCAACTGCCCCCCTTGCTGCAGGAGCACGGTGAACGGCGCTTGCCCGCCCTGCAGGCTGGTGATGATGTCGGTGAACTGAGCCGGGACGCCTCGAAGCGCGTTCGCTGTCGCTTTCGCAGACATCCCCACCCGCTCTTGCGCAGCGCCGAGTTTGACTAGCCCGCCTGCTGCCGCAGCCGCTGCAGCCTTCTGTGCGTTGAGCGACTCCTCAGCCGCCCGCAACCGGGCGACCATCGCCGCGGAAGTCTGCGACACGCCCAACTGCGCCGCGTTGTAAGCCGCGATCTCCGACTTGCTCTTGCCGAACGTGGCCGCCTGGCGCTCGAGCGAAGCCGCTTGCTTCTCCAACGAGCGCAAGTAGTTCGTGCTCTGCTTGTCGAGCGTCTCGCCCGCATTTTTCGCAGCGTCCTTGAGCCCCTGCAGCGCCGACTTCGCGTCGTTGATGCCCGCACGGACACCCGTGGCGTCGGCTGTAACCTTGATTACGCCTTCGCCGATCGTTTGACTCATGCCGCGTCCTCGAATATCTGCTCGAGCGCGGCCATTTCCAGCACGCGCAAGTCATCGAATAGGTCAGGCCATTCCGCTCGCGCTACTCCGCGCATGCGAAGGACGAGGGGAATGGCGTTGTAATCAAGCCCGGTAGGGCCATGGGCGGCGGTGCGCCACTGCGTTGCCATCGCGTCGAAGACATCGACCGCGAGGGTGTTGCAATCCCACAAGTCGACAGCCGCCGGGGCCACGTCTGACGGCAAGAGTCCGAACTTCGCCAACTCGGCTTTGTCCGGCTTCTTCCGATAGATTGCGCGGGCGGCGGCCCTCAGTTTCCCTGCTTGGCCTGAGTCAGCGCGCCGATGTACGCCTCGAAGATCGCCGACGGCGCAGCGTGGTAGTTCTGCACCAGGTCGCTGATGGCGGCTTGAGAGAACGGCGCGTCGACATCCTTCCAGCCTTCGATCAACTCGCACATGCGGGCGCCCTCTTGCGCGCCATCGCCCTGCTCTTCCGCGGCAACGGCGGCGAAGAACTCCTTCACCTGCTGACGTGTCTTGTGCTTGAACACGAGAGTCAGTGACTGCTCGCCTTCGGGCGTCGGAATCTTCACCGTCGCTTCGAACGTCGGGTTCGCCTTGATCTTGAACATTCAGGCTCCCTTTAGGCGGTGGCGTAGCGAACCGGCTCGGACAGGAGCGAGAGCGTCACTTCCACGGCCATCAGCTCGTTCACCGTGAGCGACGGCGTCTTGTTGAGCGAGATGTACGCGTTGTAGAGCAGCACGCCACCGCCCGGCAGCGTGATCCGCACAGCGCGCGGCAGGCGGTCATCGTTGGCGGCTGCCGCGAGGATGTAGCCCGGCTGCGTCGGATCGTCTGCAACGCTGAAGCTCAGGCCAGCCGCGCTCTTGGTCGTCGGGATGCGCTTGGCCGAGTCGGACTCGAGGAATTGGTACTCGAGGAATTGCTGCTCGCCGCCCGAAGAGCCGGAGGTGAGAATCTGCGAGAGCTGCGTCCAACCCGACACGACGCGGATGCTGCCCACGCCTCCAGCCGCCGGATAGATCGACGTGAGCAGCGTGTTCTGCCCTTCGAGATCGATGTTGTTGGATGCCACCGCTGCCGCGCGCACGATCTTGTTCGTCAGGCGCGACCATCCGGAGGTAACTTCCATGACGCTGCCGGCGGTGACGCCGTGGCCCACTTCGAGCGTGGCAACTGCCGGGTTTGCATTCGACACCGCCGTCATGTTCTTGACGGTGGCGTAGCCGGAAGCGATTGCCACGAGGGCGCCGTTTGGGAGCTGGACAGACATGGTTTTGGCCTTTCAGAAACGAGAAAAGCCGCTCAATGGCGGCTAGGTGGGTTGCCCGAAATGGGCCAGAACGATTGGTTAGCGGGTTAGCGAACGGACCAGATGGACCAGTCCTGCCGCGTCCCGTAGAGCTTGGTGTCGGGCTCGTAGATGGCGACTGGCGCCCCGAGTGCCTCGACTTGGAAAATGGTGGCTACGAGTAGCCGGTTCTCAGCCTGAAGCGCAAGCGATGACGCCTCGATTCGACCGGCTGCCCAGAAATTGATCTGAAACCGCCCGTTCTTCTTCGACGGTGCGGTGCGCTCCAGGAACTGCACGCTCTCGCCGCCCACTTGCTGGTAGGTCATGCGAGGCAAAGCAGCCGCGGCCGGCGCCACGTCCGGATAGACGCGGTTGCCGACGAGTGATTGCAGCAACTCCTTCAG